AAGACTCGGATATCCCGTTCTGATGGCCGGTCCTAAGAAGATGTCCGAACAGATCCCCAGCCTGAAGAACTGGGGAGGGATTCGGTCTGTCCAGCGTCGTCTGGAGCGCAGCAGCACGATCATGGCTAACCGGGAGGCGGTGGCCTATTCCCTGCTGTGCATGGCTAACACCAAGATCACCGACATTATGACTTGGGATGAGTCTGGCAATGTGCGGGTGAAGGCTGCGTCTGACATTCCTGAACACGCGCTTCAGGCGATCAAGAACATCCGGGTCAAGACGGATCGGGATGGTGCTTCTACGCTCGAGATTGAGCTGTACGACAAGGTGGGTGTCCTGCGTCTGCTGGCGAAGGCTAGCGGTCTACTGGATAACCCTGATGACGGAGGCGACAAACCGAGCGTGATTGATGTTAATGTGGTTGCCCCTTCTGCCGACGGAGATCAAGAATGAAGCGCTTTTTAATTCTCTTGATGGTTTGCGGCTCCGCTCATGCTGAGTTTTGGGACGGAAACATGATGCATTCGCGATTCAATGGTTCGACTGTGGAGCAGGGACTCGCGCTTGGATATGTGATTGGCGTGACTGACGCAACGCAGAACGCGCTGCACTGTGCTCCGGAGAACGTGACCGCCGGACAGGTTCGCGACATGGTGAAGAACTATCTTGAGAACACCCCGGCGGTGCGGCACTTCTCGGCGGACTCGCTGGTGGTGCGCGTTCTCAAGGCGTCATGGCCCTGCGCCAAGCCCAGCGGGAGGGGTGTATGAGCATCGAAGTCATGAAGCAGGCGCTGGAGGCGCTGGAGGTGGCAACCACACCGCTGGCAAAGGACAGGCAAGAAGTCCTGCGGGCACAAGCCGCCCTGCGCCACGCCATTGAGCAGGCCGAGCGGCAGGAGCCGGTGGCAAATGACTGGAGCGTGTTCAACACAGGCGCGGAAGTCTGGAGTGGCCTGTCGATGGAGGACGCGGTTGCTGAACTTACGCCGGAGCGCCTTGAGCGTGGTTGGTCAGCGGTGTGCGTCATCAACAAAGACAACCCACCCCTCTACACCGCCCCGCCCCAGCGCCAGCCTGATTACGTCTGGTGCGGATGCGGCGATGGGATCATGCCCAACACCGGAGCCAAGTGCTGGAACTGCGCCGCCGCCATCCGCGCAAGGGGCCAGCAATGAACGACATTGAAATACTACGAGCCGCCGCCGAGCGCATTACGGCGCATAACGTGGCTTTGCGCTCATTCATGCTGCGTCTGTTGGACCCGGAAGACCTGGGCCACGCTGTAACCGCAGAAGTCCGGCAAAAAGCATCGGCGCTTCTGTCGATGCAAAACATCCAGGTAAATTATGGCAAGAACGAAAGAACAATCCGATAAGGCTGTAGCGGCATCTGGCCTGCGGCTGGACTTCAGCAAGTCCCAGACGATCTACGACTTCATCCAGAGCAATGCCTTTGTGCAGGGCATCATGGGACCAGTGGGGTCTGGCAAGTCCTACGGGTGCGCGTCCAAGATCTTCATCAAGGCCATCAAGCAAAAGCCTAGCCCGGTGGACAACATCCGCTATACCCGCTGGGCGGTGGTGCGAAACAGCTACCCGATGCTGAAAACCACCACGATTAAAACGTGGCTGGACCTGTTTCCGGAGTCCACATTCGGGCCGATGCTATGGACACCGCCGATCACCCACCATATCCGGCTGCCTGCCCGTGATGGCGCTGCTGGCATTGACTGCGAGGTGATCTTTCTAGCCCTGGACCAGCCTAAAGACGTTCGTAAGCTGCTGTCGTTGGAGCTAACGGGTGCCTGGGTCAACGAGGCCCGCGAACTGCCCAAGGCGGTGATCGATGGCCTGACGCACCGGGTCGGACGCTACCCCACAAAGAGGGATGGCGGGGCTACTTGGCACGGCATCTGGATGGACACCAACCCGATGGACGATGACCATTGGTGGCACAACATGGCTGAGAAGGAGAAGATGACCGGGCCGTATGCATGGAAGTTCTGGAAGCAGCCCGGTGGCGTGATTGAGGTGGATTCCGGCAATTTGCCGGACAACCCCGAGGCGAACGATCACATTTTCTCCGCTGGCAAGTGGTGGAAGGTCAACCCCAAGGCCGAGAACATCAACAATCTTCCGGCAGGTTACTACCCGCAGATGCTGCTGGGCAAGAACATTGATTGGATTCGGTGCTATGCCGGTGGTCTGTACACGTATGTACAGGAGGGCAGGCCCGTCTGGCCGGAATATGACGATGCCACGATGTCCGGTGACACGGAGGTACATCCAGATATCCCGATCCAGGTGGGGCTGGACTTTGGTTTGACCCCTGCGGCGACCATTGGGCAGCGTATGCCTAACGGTCAATGGCTAATCCACCACGAAATCGTGACGTTTGACATGGGTCTGGAGCGATTCGGCCTGCAACTGATGGCAGAACTGAACCAGAGGTTTCCCAACAATCAGGTAATGATCTGGGGCGACCCGGCTGGACAGGCGCGGGATGCGATCTACGAGGTCACCGCGTTTGAATTCCTGAAGACGCTAGGCCTGCGGGCGCAGCCTACGGCCAGCAACGACTTCAAAGTGCGCCGGGAAGCTGCGGCGGCACCCATGCAGCGTCTTGTCAGTGGCAAGCCTGGGCTAATTGTGAACAGGCAATGCAAGCTCCTCCGCAAAGCCCTTGGCGGCGGTTACCATTTTAAGCGGGTTGCGGTCGGTGCGGGGCAAGAAAGATTCCGGGATGCCCCAAATAAAAACGAACACTCGCACATTGGCGACTCATTCGGCTACCTGATGCTGGGCGGCGGTGAGTACAACCGAATGACCAGAGGTAAGGTTAAGACCAACGCGCAACCCTACATTGCTCAAACGGTGGCAAACAGTGAATTCGATATCTTTGGATGACATCCTACCACCACTGCCGGATGAGGTGCTACTGGTGCCATTCAATCCGGGCCACGTTATGACAATGCAAATAGATGATGACAATGTCCGACAAACGGCAAGGCACATAAAGCTAGCTGAGTTGCTGGAATTGCAGGCGGCATCCGGTCACGCTATCACCGCACTATTAAACGGCCGTCCTGCGGCCTGTTTTGGCTCCACAAGAATCTGGAATGGTGTAGAAGAAATGTGGAGTTTGATGGAAGAGCGGGCTAGGAAATACGCCAAAACACTTACTAGAATTGCAATCGCCTATAGAGATTACAGAGTGATATCGGGAAACTTGCATAGATTGCAAATCAATGTAAGATGTAATGACAGGCGTGCTTTTCGCTGGGCGCTTGCGATTGGTTTCGAGCTTGAGGGAACCATGCGTAAGTACGGACCGGACGGAAGCGATTTCTTCATTATGGCGAGGACTTGAATATGTCATTTCTAGGCGGTGGTAGTAATCGTGAATCCGATGCGGCAGCTAAGGCCCAACGTGAGCAGATTGCCAATCAAGAGAGGACGCTAGCTAAACAGGAGGCTGCTTTGGCTGCGGAGCGAACTGAGATGGCCGAGCGTGCTATGGCTACGTCCCGCGCCCGTCGCGGTGGCGGTCTGCGCTCTCTCCTGTCTAGCGAGCGTATGGATTCCGAAACTGGCATTTCGACCCGTAGCACCTTGGGGGCCTGATATGGAGTCCAAGGAGAAGATGCAGAAGAAGGTCGCCAAGGTCATGCGCGAGTACAAGGCTGGAAAGCTCAGGTCCAGCAGTGGCGACAAGGTGAAAAACGAGAAGCAGGCAATTGCTATTGCCATGTCTGAAGCCGGAATGAGCAAGAAAAAATGAAACAAGTCTGGGATAAGCCTCGGCCCAAGGAACTGGGCGAACCTGAAAAGCTGACCAAGCTACAGAAACGTGCGGCCAAGATGATGGCTCAAAAAGCTGGCCGACCTTATCCCAACCTTGTTGACAATATGCGGGCGGCGCAGGGAAAAAAGTAAATGCCCACGCTGATTGAGCTTGAATCGCTGACTACAAAGTCGAGATTCGTTACGAACGTCCAGAAGAACAACGCTGGCGATTTTGTAATTGCCGGTGCTGATGCGCCGATGATTACGGTGGATGTGAACCACCAGCGCAACCACGATGGGCGGGCGTTCTTTGCTTATAAGCTGTATCCAGTAGCCAGCAAACTGGCGGCATCGGCCAGCATTGACATCGTGATGGCGTCCCCTGCTGGGGTCACGCCGCACCTGACGGTCGAGGCTTTCTGCCAGGGTGATGCTGAGTTCTATCTGTACGAGGGCAGCAGCACCACGGGCGGCACCGCATTTACGCCAATTAACCGAAACCGCAACTACGCGGTGAGCAACCCGAGCCAAGTTGCAATGGTCATCAATCCGACCGTCAACACGCTGGGAACTGAGCTAGACGGTCAAATTGTACCTGGTGGCGTAGGAAAAAAGTCAGGTGGCGGCGACTCGGCTACCTTGGAATACGTCCTAAAGCCCCTAACAAATTACCACTTCAGGCTTACTAACGTGAACGGCGCCTCTCATGCTGCGTCTATGGCACTGGAGTGGTACGAATGAGCAAGCTAAAGAACCCCGAGGGTGGGCTGACCGAAGCCGGAAGGCGCTATTTCAAGCGCAAGGAGGGGGCTAACCTCAAGCCTGGGGTGAAGGGTGCCGCCGATACGCCGGAAAAGATGCGCCGAAAGGGGTCTTTTCTGACCCGGTTCTACACAAACCCGAGTGGTCCGCTGCAAAAACCCAATGGTGAGCCTACGCGGCTTGCATTGGCCGCGAATGCATGGGGGGAACCTGTTCCGAGGACGGCATCTGCCGCTGCAAGGCTGGCTGCCAAGGGTCGGGCGCTACTAAAACGATACGAAGCGAGGAAGAAAGATGGCTCAAAAGCTGACTCCTGAGCAGATTCTGGCGCGGCAAAAGCTGGCGCTGAATCGAAAAGAGGATTTCCGTAGCCTCTATGAGGATGCCTACGAGTTCGCGCTGCCGCAGCGTAACCTGTACACGGGCGACTACGAGAGCAACGTGGGGGGGCGCAAGAAGATGAGCCGAGTCTTTGACTCTACAGCCATCAACAGCACCCAGCGTTTCGCCAACCGCCTGCAATCTGGCATCTTCCCGCCCCAGCGCAAGTGGTGCCGCCTAGAGCCGGGGCCGGAGATCCCGGTTGAGCGCCGCCCCGAGGCCCAGCGTGCCCTGGATCTGTACAACGAGAAGATGTTTGCCGTCCTGAAGCAGTCGAATTTCGACATTGCTATGGGCGAATTCCTCCTGGATCTGTCCGTTGGCACCGCCGTGATGCTGGTGCAGCCGGGTGATGCTGTTAGCCCCATCAATTTCGTTCCTGTCCCGCAGTATCTTGTCTCTTTTGAGGAGGGCGCTAACGGTCAGGTGGACAACGTCTACCGCAAGATGCGGATCAAGGGCGAAGCCATTGCCCAGCAGTGGAAAGATGCCAAGATTCCTGATGAGCTTCAGAAGCAGATTGAGGATAAGCCTACCGCAGAGATTGATCTAGTGGAAGCTACGGTCTACGACTACCAGACCGGCAAATATGGCTACTACGTCATCCACGATAAGAGCAAATCTGAACTGGTTTACCGCACCAAGAAGTCTAGCCCGTGGGTGATCTCGCGCTACATGAAGGTGGCTGGTGAGATCTACGGGCGCGGCCCGGTGATCACCGCCCTGCCGGACATCAAGACCCTGAATAAGACGCTGGAACTGCTGCTCAAGAACGCGGCACTGGCTATTACCGGGGTCTATACGGCGGCGGATGACGGGGTTTTGAACCCTGCCACGGTCAAGATCATGCCTGGAGCCATTATTCCGGTTGCCCGCAACGGTGGACCGCAGGGCGAGGCTCTGCGGCCGCTGCCGCGCTCTGGCGACTTTGACGTTAGCCAGATTGTGATCAACGATATGCGGGCCAACATCAAGCGCACATTGCTGGATGAGTCCCTGCCGCCGGACAACATGAGCGCCCGTTCCGCTACCGAGGTGGTGGAGCGCATGAAGGAACTGGCTCAGAACTTGGGTTCTGCCTTTGGCCGCTTGATTAACGAAACCATGATTCCCATCGTCAGCAAGATGCTGGAAGTTATGGACGACGCTGGTCTGATCGACTTGCCGCTGCGCGTTAACGGGCTTGAGGTGAAGGTTTCTCCGGTTTCTCCGCTGGCTATGGCGCAGAACATGGACGAGATCAACAACATTCTGCAATTTATGCAGATTGCTCAGGGCATGGGGCCAGAAGGCCAGATGGCAATTAAGGCCGGTGATGCGCTGGAATACATTGCCGACAAGCTGGGCGTGCCTGCTGCGGTAAGAACCACCGCGCAAGAGCGCCAGCAGATGACTCAGCAGATGGCCCAGATGGCCGCTATGGCGCAGCAGCAGGCCGCTCCGGCTGGCGCTGAAGCCGCACCCGAGGCTATGGCATGAGTGGTTGGGATGAACTGGAAGAGGCGACACCCGAGGAAAAGCAGCCGGGTGCGCTAGATATTGACCTGCTGGTGTCCAAGACGTTTGGCACCGATGAGGGTCAAAAAGTGTTGGCATGGATGCGGGATTTCTATCTCGAACGTCCGTGCTGGCAACCGGGCGCGGATGCCTCGCTGGGGCAGTTCCGAGAGGGGCAGAACAGCGTAATCCGCAATATTGAACTACGCATTAAAAAGGCACGATCTAAATGAGCGAAGCGAATGACAACCCTGGCCTGCTAGCCTCTGCTGAAGTAGAGGAAGAGCAGACAACCGAGGGCCAAGAGCAAAGCGCAATCAGCCACGTTGACACCCCCGAAAAGGAAGACGACAGCCCGCTGGAACGCCCCGACTTTTGGCCGGAAAAGTTCTGGAACAAAGACAAGGCAGAGCCTGATCTAGAGGGAATCAGTAAGTCTTACTCTGAGCTTGAGAAGCAATTCCGAGCCGGTAAGCACAAAGCACCCGAGGGCGGGAACTACAACCTAGAAGCGCTTGGCAATACGCCGGAAGACGATGCTCTTGCCAAGACCTACGTTAGCTGGGCGCAGAAGTATGGACTGAGCCAACAGGCTTTTGACGAGCTTGCCTCGCAGTTCGTTCAGATGAGCGGCAACCAGCAGCAGGAAGCCCAGCGCAGCATGGAAGCAGAGCTTGCCGAGCTTGGCCCCAACAGCAAAGCCATCATCTCCAATATGGCGACCTGGGGCAAGGGTCTTGTCCAAAAGGGCATTTTCAGCAAAGAGGACTTTAACGAGTTCGCCCGCTGGGGAGACACCGCCAAGGGCATCAAGGCTTTGATGAAGCTGCGCGAGACTTACGAGGGGCGCGTGCCAGTGGACACCATCAAGGGGCAGACCGAAGAATCTATGTCCAAAGAGGATCTAGACTCAATGGTTGCCGATCCCAAATACAAAACCGACGCGGCATACCGACAAAAAGTTGAACGTCTGTTTGAAAAGATGTATAACTAATTCGCAAGTTGCCATGTTAGCCCCCAGCAATGGGGGCTTTTTTTCACAAAATAGTTGACAAGCTCAATTCTTTCTGTAATACAATCCGCGCATCGATAACCGCAAGGCCGATATATGGTGGTAATCCACTCCTCGGTGCGAGGATAAGCACAAGTCAAGGCCCGGGGTAACCTGGACAACCATCGGCGCTAGACTCTTCATTAATCGTTTTCAGGAGAAAACAAATGGCTATTTCGATTTCGAATGCCTTTGTAACCCTGTTCGATGCGGAAGTTAAACAGGCGTATCAAGCTGATGCTGTCCTGCGTAACACTGTCCGTCTTCGTACCGGCGTTACTGCGGCTACCCACAAGTTCCCCAAGATTGGCGCTGGCGTTGCCCAGGTCCGCGTTCCGCAGACCGACGTTACCCCGCTGAACGTCACCTATTCGCAAGCCACGGTTACCCTGGGCGATTGGATTGCCGCTGAGTACAGCGACATTTTCAATCAGGCCAAGGTCAACTTTGACGAGCGCTCTGAGCTGGTTCAAGTTGTCGGTAAGGCTATCGGCCGCCGCGCTGACCAGATCATCATCGACGCTATTGCTGCTTCGTCTTCCACGCTGACCGTGTCTAACGACATTGGCGGCACCGACTCCAACCTGAACGTGGCAAAACTGCGTAAGGCCAAAGAGTTGCTGGACAAGGGCAACGTGCCGATGGGCGACCGCTATATGCTGGTCCACGCTTCGAACCTGATGGCTCTGCTGTCGGAAACCTCTGTTACCTCTAGCGACTTCAATACCGTGAAGGCTCTGGTGCAGGGCGATCTGGACACGTTCCTGGGCTTCAAGTTCATCACCATCGGCGACCGCTCTGAAGGCGGCCTGACGGGCGGTGGCTCTGGCGCTGACCGTAAGGTCTGGGCTTGGCACAAGACTGCTGTCGGCATGGCTGAAGGCATGGGCATCCGCTCTGAGATCAACTACATCCCTGAGAAAACCTCTTGGCTGGTGTCGTCGATGCTCTCCGCTGGCGCTGTTGCCATCGATGCCGGTGGTATCGTTGAAATCACCTGCCGCGAATAAGGAGTAACTAATCATGGCTTTTTCCGCTACTGGCTGGAACGTCATTGCTGCTAACAAGCGCGGCAATGCCCCTGGCATTTACTCCTACTCGACCACCGACGCAATTGCGGATGTCAATACCGAGGGTTATTTCAATACCTTGGCTGGCACCGTGCGCGTTGGCGATCTGATCTACTGCGTGACCTCCACTGGCACCACCGCCGTGGCTACGCTGGTATACGTTCTGTCGAACACCGGCACGGTGGTTGATGTGAGCAACGGTACGACCCTGGCTTCTACCGACAGCGACTGATAAGGGAGGGGAGCAATTCCCTCTTTTAGATGCGTAAAAGGTATCAAGCCAAGCATGAGGGCACTGCCATTATTTGTGGCAGTGCCCCTTGCGTTTCTGAAGACTTAGAAAAAGCGCTGACAATCAGGCCTTATGCAACTTTGCTGGGCGTTAACAATGTAGGCGCGATGATTGATGGCATTGAGCACGTTTGGACCCAGCACAACAATTTAGCCCAGAATTACAAAGAAAATGCCAAAGTTAAGGTTCACGCCCGAGAAAATGTAATGGGCGATTTTGTAGATTTTGTGTGGCCTAGCCTGAACTGGGTTTGTGGCTCTAGTGGCGTTGCTGGAGCTTTGTGGGCCAAACACGGCATGGATTTTGATGAAGTGATCATGGCGGGTATTCCTCTGAGTTTGGGCAATCTGGCCTACTCAGAAAAGTATCCTTCTAAGTACACAAAAGAAGAAGGATTCGCTACTGACAACCAAATTGATCATTGGCTCAGTCACCTGCGAACCTTCCATTTTCAGGGCAAGACTGCTGGCATCTTCTCAATGTCGGGGTCTACCTCTAGAATTCTGGGGATGCCAAGTGCTTAATGTATTGCGCCAGACTGAGGTCGGGAAATACGAGCAGTGCTACCGCTCCGCTGACTACCGCATGGGCAGCCGCCGCAAAAATCATGTAGATCTAGCGCTTAGAACTTTAGAAAAAGGCAGCCTGCTGGATGTGGGTTGTGGCCGTGGCGAAACAATCCGCATGGCCGAGGAGCTTGGTTTTACGGATGTGCGCGGACTGGAGGCGGTGGACTATCTATGTGATGACCATCAGGTGGTCAATGGGTTGGCCCATGCCATTCCGTTCCCGGACAAGTCTTTTGATGCAGTTACGATGTTTGACGTAATCGAACATCTTGTTCCTGAAGACACGGACGCAGTATGTTCCGAGCTTGAAAGAGTAGCTAGAAAGTATGTGCTATTAACAGTCCACAACGGACCAAGCAAGCACAATGGTGTAGAGTTACACATCAACCTTAAAGATTCATATCAAAGCTGGTTTGAATATTTCGCACAAAAGTTTTCTGGCAACGTAGAATGGTTGCCAAGACACGGCTCAATCTCAGAGATGTTTAAGGTGACATATGGCAGCAGGTGATTCCGCTCTTACTGTTTGCTCTGATGCCTTGCTGATGCTGGGCGCAAAGCCTATTAGTTCCTTTAACGAGGGCACCGACTCGGCAAACGTCTGCGACCGCCTATATCCTGCCGTGCGCGATTCGACCATGCAGGCATACCCGTGGTCTTTCACCTTCAAGAAAGTTCAACTGGCTAGGACCATTAACACGCCGGTCAACCAGTACAAGTACGAATATCAGCTGCCGTCTGATCGGCTAGGCACGATCCGCAGGGCGTATACCTCCACCGCAGTAGGTGCTGGCACGTTTACCGATTGGATCATCCAGGGCGACAAGCTGCTGACCAACGAGGAAACGGTGGTCATTGACTACCAGTTCCGGCCAAACGAGAGTGAACTGCCAACGTACTTCATTCAGCTTTTGAAATATATGATGGCATGGCACCTGTCTGACCCGATTACAGACCAGATTACTAAAACTCAGTACTGGCAGCAATTGGCTGTCGGTAGCCCTGGCGAGAACAACCGAGGCGGCTACTTCCGCACGGCTATGGTGATTGACGGGCAAGGCAATACGAATCAGGCGTTTGAAGACTTCTCGCTTGTTGCGGTGAGGTTCTAATGACTCGCATCGTATCAATACAAACTAACTTCAGTTCGGGCGAGATTGACCCGCTGCTGCGTGCCCGTATTGATCTGGACAAATACCCTGATGGTGCCGAGCGTCTTGAAAACGTGCTGGTCCAGCCGCAGGGTGGCGTCACCCGTCGGCCTGGGTTGAAGCACCTGCTAGAGCTTCCCTCTGCTGCCAACCCCGGCAGCGGCACGCGCTGCGTCCCGTTTGAGTTCAACGTAGACGATAGCTATATGCTGGTGTTCGTTAACCAGCGTATGTATGTCTTCAAGGACAAGGCGCTGATTACGGCCATCAACGGCGGCGCGAATGACTACCTGTCCATTTCCGCGCTAACGAGCAGCATCCTCGCCAATATGGTTTGGACGCAGTCTGCCGATACGCTGATCATCACGCATAAGGACATCAACCCCATAAAAATTGTGCGCGGGGCTACAGATGCCTCTTGGACCGCGTCAAACATTACGTTTGATAGCGTGCCAAAGTACGCATTTACCGTGGTTGAGTACGATCCACCGGGATCAATCCGTCCCAGTGCGGCAGCCGGTTCTGCGTATGTTCTTGCCAGCTACGGCAAAACTCAGGCTTCTGGAACGGCTCAGGGTGGATCGGGTACGACGATTACTCTGGCTGCCGGTGATACCAATGCCGACGATTTCTACAACGGCATGGTGGTTGAGATCACTGGTGGCACCGGGTCTGGTCAGTGGGCAAAGATCACTGACTATGTGTCTTCCACCAAGATTGCAACAGTTGCCACAACCTGGGGCAATGAACCGGACAATACCAGCACCTACAAGATTTTGAGCGGGTATACGGGCACGGCGCAGGCCGGAGCATCCACCACGATTACGCTGGCGTCTGGCGAATCTGCTACTGATGACTTCTACAACGGTATGCTGGTGCGTATCACCAGCGGCACCGGGTCTGGACAAGTGCGCCGGATTACCGATTACGTTGGATCTACTAAGGTTGCCACGGTTGATTCTGCCTGGACGACAACGCCTGACAACACCAGCGTTTACCGCGTCGGCGTGTTTGACGATAGCAGCGTCGGCCAATATCTGCTAGCTGATCCCCAAGGCCGCGCCCGCATTGTCGAGTACGAATCGCCGGTTACCGTGCGCGTTGCAATTGAGATACCGTTCTTTTCTGATGCCGCAATTGCCCAAGGGTCTTGGAGCATTGAATCTGGCTATGAGGATGTTTGGAGTTCGACTCGGGGCTGGCCTCGGACCTGTTCGTTCCATGAGGGCCGTTTGTACTTTGGCGGCAGCAAGGCGCGGCCTAGCACGCTCTGGGGCAGTAAGGTCGGCCTGTTCTTTGACTTCAACCCAGACCAGAGCTATGACGACGATGCTGTTGAGGCAACGCTAGACACCAACAGCCTGAACGTCATTACCGACCTGATAAGCGCACGCGATCTGCAAATCTTTACTACGGGCGGCGAGTTCTACGTGCCGCAGGGAGATCTGCAACCGATTACGCCCGCAAACTTCTTTGCCAAGAATGTCAGCCGCAACGGTTCTAGGGAGGGCATCCGGGTCAAATCGCTGCAATCTGGCACGCTGTACATCCAGCGCCAGGGCAAGGCTCTGAACGAGTTCCTGTTCAGCGATACCACGGCATCCTACATCAGCACCAGCATCAGCCTGCTGTCTAGCCACCTAATCGTTGATCCTATTGAGATGACGCTGCGGAAGGCGACCAGCACCGACGAGGCCGACGCGCTCTACATTCTGAACAACGCAGGGACATTGACCGTTTATTCCCTACTGCGCCAGCAGAGCGTGGTGGCCCCCAGCCGGATCACCACCGATGGACAGTTCAGGGACGTTGGCGTTGACATTGAAGACATCTACGTTGTCGTCAAACGAACCTTTAATTCTGTAGACAAGTACTACGTCGAGGTCTTTGATTCCTCGCTGCGTACCGATTGCGCTTTTACCGGCGGCGCTGCTGCTGGAGCTTCCGGCCTGCCTCAGATTGGCAAATCCCTTAATGTGATTACAGACGGCAGCATTCAGTCAAATGAGACCGTTAGTGCCGGAGGGGCGATCACATTTGACCGATCCAGCACCACCAGCTACGAGGTCGGTCTGCCGTACACGATTACGATCAAGACCCTTCCGCTTGAGCCGCGCATGAGCGTAGGCCCGCGCATTGGATTCAAAAAGCGCATTGTTGAGATCAACGCGATTCTGTACAAGACTCAGAACCTGCTGATTAACAACGTGCCGATTCCGATCCGCACCTTGGACACCGATGACATTCTGGACAATGCGGTGCCAGAGTTCACTGGCACCAAGGTGGTAAATGGGGTGCTTGGCTACACCCAAGATGCCCAGATTACTGTCAGCCAGGATGCACCGCTAAAGCTGACCCTGCTGGGCCTTGAATATAAATTGTCAGTATACGGAGGCACCTGATGGAAATAGCAGCACTTCAAGCGCTTGCTTCTGTTGCTGGCGTTGTTTCGAGCCTAGCTGGCGTTGCAGCGCAACAAGAGCAAGCCTCATTGCAGGCCCAGCGTCTGCGGATACAGGCCGAGCAGGCCAAGCTGCAGGGCCGTCAGAACGCCCTGAATTACGCCCAGCAGGCGAACCGCGTATTTGACCGCCAGCAGCAACTGGCTGCGACCGCCAGGGCGCGTGCTGCCGCTGGTGGCATTGATCCGTGGACCGGATCGCCCATGTCCATTCAGCAAGCAGACGCATTTAAAGCAGGTAAGGAATTCCAGATTCTGTCGGAAAACGCGCAGCTTGCGCTCTATGGCGGGTTGGCTGAATCGCAGAGCTTGCGTGCTGCTGCCGGTGCTGCCGAATCTGTTTCGCCTATTGGTGGCTTGGCTGATGCCTTCAGCAAAGGACTGATGGGTTTTTCAAGGTACCAAGAAAGCAAGCTCCCGCCGACACCGGCTCCAATGCCTGGGCCTAGTGTGCCTCTTTAAGCGTAAGGATAAGTAAATGGCTACCTCCCTTCCGCGCTACGAAATAATGGGCGCTCAGTTTGCCGATCTGCCGAGGATTTCCACGGCAGTGCAGGAGGCTGGCATCCAGCAGGCCCAAGTGCAGATGCAACAGTTTGACCAGCTTGGCCGAGCGCTGGACCGCATGAGCGCGTTTTTCCAAGAGAAGGCTGTAACCGAGGCTGAAAAGAAGGGCGCAAAGTACGCAATCGACAATCCTCTGACCAAAGAGGACATCGATAACGCGCTGCTGTTTGGGCAGGAAGTAAAAGTTCAGGGCGCTGGGGCCGCGTTCCAGAATGCCTACTTGAAAACCTCGGCAAGGGTGCTTGGCTCTGAGTTGCAGCTTGAAGGCCAGCAGCGTATCGCGGCCCTAGCTGGGGCAATCAAGGCTGGACAACAGATTGATTCCGAAGCAATCAAGACCGAGCTAAAGGATCTGGTGGACGGCTATGCGTCTACTTTGATAGCTCTGGACCCAGACGAGAGCCTGCGCGTTCGCTCTGCTTTAACCGTGGCTGGCAATCAGCTATACAAAGAAGCAACAGAGCGCCAAGTTCTGATTGAGCGAGAGCAATACGATGCCCGACTAACACAAGCTGTTAAAGACTCTCAGCCGCTAATCGAAACAATCGTAAAGCAGGCGGGCGCACTTGATCCGACCACCGGAAAAGAGATTGACATTGATGCGCTGCTGGAAGTCCAGCGCCGCCCGCTCTATGACTCTATCCGGGTCACCGGAAGCAGCAAGCACGTTGATGCCTTTAATAAGGTTGTGGCCGATGCCAAGGTGGGTGCTCTGACTTCTGTTGCCTCTTCTCCTGAATTTGCTACTACCGCAGGCGATGCGCTTGGAAAAATTCTAAAAGGCGACTTTGGCAAACTCAGTGGCGTTTATAAAAATCTTACAGACACTGACAAGACGCTGGTGCGAGAGCGCGTTCTTAAAACCTACGCTGACGTAGAAACAGTACGCAAGCAAGAAGAAGCAAAAGCTAAAAACCTGAATAAAGAAAAGGCTAACGTCCTAAGTATTGAGTTCCTAAATCCCAAAACCACGGTTGCACGCAAGCGCGAGATCGTTAACAGTCTGGTGATGCTGGACGAGATGACGCTGGGCCAAGCAGAGGATGCGCTCAAACCTAAAGCTAGGGAGGCAAATCCCAGGCTTGAGATTGGCATTTACCAACAAATTAAAAATGGTCAAATTACTAATGTCGGCCAGCTTTCAAGATATTCCGGTTCTTTGAGCGATAGCCAGTTCACGCAGCTTGGCCGTGCTGTTGTAGATAACCAGTATCGCCGCGCAGTTGATTCAATCAACTTGGCTGCAGGTATTACTGACAACATGATTAATCCGGCTCAAGAGAAGATTGCTCAGAAAGACGGATATATGCGTGAGTTCAATCGCATATTGACCACGCAGGTAAAGAACGAGCAGGGAGTAATGGTTTACCCTGAACCTTCTGTTGCGGCGCAACAAGCCGTTGCATCGTATAACGGCAACAAAGAAGTAGCCGAGAAAAAGGCTACTAGAGATGGCGCTACCGATGCCTTTAAGAAATATCTTGAGGCCAAGAGAATCCCCGCTCCAAATCTGCCGCTCGACCAAATTGATGTAAGCAAAATCAATGGGCTGTCCAAAGAAGATAGGGACCGGCTAATGAAGCAGATCAATACCTATAAATCAAACCTCTAAGGCCAGCCATGATCGAAAAAGAACTTAGAGCAGATTGGGACTCGGTTTTCTATCCGCAGATGGAGCCGGATGGCGACACCTTTGGTGACGAGGTGCAAATGGTTGAGGAGCCGGTTCTGCTGGCTCAAGCGCCTGGAGCTACGGCATCCGACGCGGGCGGTGCTGGCTTTGGCGTGTTCCCGCAGATGAAGCCGCGCAGGGCCGGTGCCAGCGAGGCCGGGGCTAACCTGCCACTGCTGGCGGCCGACGTTGCTGCCGGGGCTGGCAAGGGTCTTATCACGGGTGGTGTCGGTCTTGCCGGTGATGTGCTGGCGGTTGGCCGTGGCCTGTACGAAATTGGTCGGCGCGGTGGTGACCAGAGCGCAATTGATGCTTTTCTGGATGGCATGGCAAAAGGCTTTATCCTGCCGACCTCCGACGATGTGGACAAGTGGCTGACCAAGAACATCGGCCCGGTGGTGCCTTCTGGCGGCCCGCTGCAAAACGAACGCGAGGGCGCGGCTGGTGTCGGTCGGCTGGCTGGCGAGATTGTTGCCGATCCGTTTGTGGCGGTTAAGGGTGCCAAAGCCGCAGCCGCTGGAGTCAAAAAGGTTGCATCTAGGCGCAGCAAGGCTAAAATGCCGGAACCCTCTCAGGAGCCTCAATAATGGCTATTAGCCCGCTCGACCAAAGGCTGGACAAGCTAAACACCGAGGTTGCTGACTTTGACCAGCGGCTGGACTTGGGCACCGCTCCGCTCAATGATTCCATTGAGGCGGCTACGATCCCCGAGATCCCGCCAGAAATCAAGATGGCTGACGGCGAACAGATTGCCGGTGGCCGCATGGAGGTCATTGGCGAGGTGCTGAAGCGCATCGGCAAGCAGGACATCCGTCCCACCGCCCCCCCTGTTCCGCTTACGCCCGAAGCCGCTAAGGCTCAGGAAATCAGCGAACTGCAAAAGGCTGCGGTGCAGACCGGGGTTGGCACTCCTGCCGAGGCAAAGCTGGCCGGTCAGGTGCAGCAGGCTGTTCAGACCGCTCCGACCCCGCAGCAAGTCATTGCCGAGAAACCCGGCATGGCTGGGCGCACTGACGAGAAGCCTCCGGAAACGGCATTCAATATGCCGCTGATGGATACCGAGGAATCGGTTAAACAAACCATGATGGTCCTGGCCGAGCGGGTGGAAACCCAGCGCGGCACGTTCAAAAGCTGGGAGGCTGCTGCCGAGGCCGCTGGCCTTGGGCCTAAGTTCATTCAGGATGTTACCTCTGGCAATCTGAAGGTTTCGCCCGAGAATGTAATTCTGGCTAGCAAGGCTCAGATCGGAATCATGGAGCATCTGGACGGGCTGCTGGCTAAGGTGGCCGACGGCTCTGCCACTCCCACTGAGCTTGCCGAGGCGACCCAGGCTGTTGCCTTTAGCAACGTACTCCAGCAAAGCATCAAAAACTATCAGACAAACATTGCCCAATCGCTGGCTGTAATGCGGATGCCGCGCAGCACCTCGCAGGAAGTGGTTCAGATTCTGGAGCAGTTTGGCAACCAGACGGATATCGTCAAGTTCGCCCAGGCTTATCTGGATGTGAAGACTCCGGAGGGCAAGGCCGATCTGATCCGCAGCATGGCGCAGGGCAATGTCTGGGAGAAGCTGTACACGGTTTATGTGAACGGCATCTTGTCCCGTCCTGGGACTCACGTTAAAAACTTCTTGTCGAATACCGTGTTCCTGCCGGTGCGAATGGCAGAACGTGGTGCCGCTGCTGGCGTTGGCAAGCTGCGTACTGCCATCGGCATTGGCGCGGATGATGTTTACCAGTTTGCAGAAGTTCCGTCGATGCTGTCTGCCACGCCTGTTGCAGTGCGCAATGGCTGGCAATTGATGGCTCACGCCTTTACCAATGGTGTGCCCAAGGGCTGGACCGATCCTGGGAAGATTGCTCGCCAGCAGGCGCGGATGGAGTTGTTCAACTATACGGAAGACAACCCTCTAGGTCTTGCGGTTAAGGCTCTCAATACGGTTGTCACCTTGCCTGGGCGTTCGCTCATGGCTGCGGATGAGTTCTTCAAAGGTATTAACTACACTTACGAATTGGTTGCAGAGGCTACGCGCACCGGCATCGTGGCATACGATGAGGCGCTTAAGGCTGGCAAAAGCGCCGAAGAAGCGACCGTAGCGCAAAAGGCTGCGGTTGACCAGTTCCTGCTGGAGCCGCCTGAGTATTTGACCCAGCTAACCGAGGTCGGTACGTTTACCCAAAAGCTGACGGGGCGCATCGGGCAGATGCAGGAGATGATGACTCCTAACACGCCCATGGCGTTTGCGCTCAAAACCCAGATCCCGTTTATCTCAACGCCGGTAAACGTGATGAGCGAATCCCTCCAGCGCACCCCTCTCGCCCCACTGACTGCGACATTCCGCGAGGCAATCAAGAAAGGTGGTAAAGAGGCTGATCTTGCGCTGACCAAGATGGGCCTCGGCACCGCCGCTATGTACGGGTTTACCGAGTTCGCCACTAGCAACGTGGTAACTGGTTCCGGCCCTGGCGAGAAGGGAACACGCGATGCAATGATTCGGCAGGGCTGGCAACCGTACAGCATCGTGCTGGACTTTGACGGCACGGACGAGGAAGTGCGGCAGGCTCTGTCTAAGTTTCCTGGTAGCGTGCGCTTTGGTTCTGGTGATTATGCGGGCAAGGTGTTCCTTAGCTACCAAGGGTTGGAGCCTGTTGGCGCTCTGATGGCGATGGCTGCCGACTATGCTGATTACGCCCGTTACGAGCAAGACGATAGCAGATTGAATGCCTACGTTGGCGGTGCTGTTTTCGGCATTGCTAACTACATTCTTGAAAGCCCGTTCCTGCAAGGTGTGTCCAACATCACCACGTTGCTGGGTGGCATGGTCCCCAATAGCCGCCAGCAACTTATCAAGACCATCAACGGTCTTGCAGAGTTTGCCACCACTGCCGCGATTAAGAGCATCCAGCCTTTGACGGGTACTGCCACCACGGCTAAGGAGCAGATTGATCCCCTGCGCCGCGACTACCAGATGAACCCCAACGCGCCTGCTGGCCTGAAGGGTGTCATGGATGCGCTGAACAAGTGGAAGGCAAACACGCCCGGTCTGTCCGAGGGCCTGCCGCCGCTACTTAATATCTGGTCCGAGCCGGTGGAGCATGAATACACCTGGTCACCGCTGCGGATGAAAGAGGGCAAGATGCGGGAGGTGGATCAGGCGCTGATCCAGCTAAACGCAAACGTGGCAATGCCAGCCCGCCAAGTAAGCATGCCGGTGCAAGTTGGCAAAGAAGCAATTTCTTCTAACACCCAACTTACGGCAGAAGAGTACAACCAACTTCTACGCATTGCTAATGGTCCTAAGCTCCAGCTTGAAAAACAAGTTTTGGCTGCTGTTGAGTTAATCAAGCGCAATCAGGGTGGCGTTTCTGTTTACACTCAGCAGAATGTAATTAGTAAAGTTTTCTCGGATGTGTTTGAGGTTGCCAGAAAGCAACTGCTACAAGACCCTGAATACGGCCCTGCCATCCAGGAGCGTATTAAAGAGAAGGCTAACAAACTCGCCGAGTTCGGCAAAGGAGCGCGCTAATGTCTTATCCGATTTCGGATGTTACTCGCCGTGTAGTGTATTCGGGTTCCGCTGGTGTCGGCCCGTATAACTTCACGTTTGAGATTCTTACTCAGACCGACATTGCTGTTTACAAGAACAGCATATTGCTGACGCTGACGACCGACTATACGGTCACGATCAACAGCAACGGCACCGGCAGCATCACGCTTGTCGTGGCTGCCACTGGCGCGGACAACATTACGATTGTCGGCGACCGTGGCATTCAGCGTACTACCGATTTTGTGACGGGCGGCGACCTGTTCGCCAATACGCTAAACCAAGAGCTTGACGCGCTGACGATCTATTCTCAGCAAAACTCTGAGGGGCTGCTGCGTACTCTGCAAGCCCCGGTGACCGATCCGACCACCGTAAATATGGTGCTGCCGACCAAGGCCAGCAGGGCGGGCACGGTGCTGGCGTTCAATGCAACGACGGGAAATCCTGAAATCGGCCCCAACATTGCCAGCGTTAACACCGTTGCCACCAACGTGGCAAATATCAATACTGTTGCAACCGATATTGCAAACGTCAATACGGTTGCTAATGATCTGAATGAGCCTGTATCCGAGATTGATACGGTTGCAACCAACATTACGAACGTCAATAACGTCGGTACAAACATTTCCAATGTTAATACCGTTGCCGGAATAAGTGCCAACGTTACTACCGTTGCTGGCATATCTGGAAACGTCACAACCGTTGCCGGAATAAGCGCTAACGTCACCACGGTTGCAGGCATTTCGTCGAACGTAACTACAGTCGCCACCAACATTGCATCAGTCAATACCGCCGCCACCAACATTGCGGCGATCATTGCCGCTCCTAGCGAGGCGGCCGCCGCCGCTGCTAGTGCTGCTGCCGCCGCCGCTTCTGCCGCGTCTGGAATGTATTCCAGCGTGCAGGATAAGAGCGCGAACTACACAGTTCAATCCACCGATGCCGGTGACCTGATCCGTGTCAATACTGGTAGCGGCGCAATCACCATTACCCTGCCGCAAATCAGCACGCAGTCTGATGGATTTAAGGTGGCCGTGGTCAAATGGTCCGGCGATTCCAACGCAGTAACCGTTCAGCGTTCGGGCACTGATCTTATTAACGGATCGACCACGTTCGTTCTAGACGCGCAATATAAAAACAGCACGTTTGTTGCGGACTTTGAAAC